CAAATGAACCACACCAAGGCTTAAAGTTTGCCTTAGTAAATGCTCCATACTTTGTTTCATTATCCTTTGGACCTTCTATCGTACCAATCTCAGCACGAGCTGCCATTAGAAATTGATTACGTTGTCCCATTTATTTCTCCGCTACTAACTTGTACAAGTCATCAACACGCTGTTCTAGTCTGTCTAACGAGTCACGCATACTCGATCCGCCATTGCTCTTAAGTTCAATTAGATAGTGCTTAACCATCCAGCGAACAGCGCCAGCAAAGCTGGCTACTATTGTTATTAGAGCAACAGCAACTGTTGCGTAGTCTTGTGCCTGCATTAGACCGTCCTTATTGTCACTAAAAGCAACCCACCATAACCAGTGAATCGCTTATCCGAAGGTGTTGCATTCCTGAAATCCATCTCTTCGATAAGTCCAATGTAGGACTCACCAGTTCTAAAGTCTTCAACTCGGATGGTATCTCCAGCGTTTTCTATTGTTTCTAACTGTGTCATACGGAAGTAGGCAGAACCTTCATAGCCAACCTCTACACCGAAGTGATCTGATTCGTGGTCAAAGCAAGAGAGTGGATACTGGATAAGTCGCTGACGTGGGATAGCAGGCAAGGCCTTAATCTGGTAACCAGTAAAGAGTGGTCCCTTAGATGTATCAGTAGTTGAACGAGTTAAAGTAAACTGGAAGCCAAGATACTCTTGTGCTGCCTGTGGATAGTTAATGTTAATCTCTGGTACAAGTGCCTGTTGTGCAAAGGTACCAATGCGGAAGTAGTTATCTGCATAGTCAATAGAATCAATGTTAAGTCCACCATTAGTGGTATCAATACGAGCTTGCATTAACTTAAAGATTTTAAGTTCTAGTGTGTTATAGCGTATATAGCCTGTACGCAAGAATCCTTCTGCCATCAAGGTAGATGTTGATTCAATGTAGATAGCTCCATCAGAACCATTGCCAGCGTTACAGAATGCTAGGCGGTTGGTATCACCAAGGAAAGCACAGGCTGTTGTGTAATGAGCTAGTGCATCATCTGGGTCATACAAGTCCCAGGCATAAGGGAACTGAAGGTTACCTAATGGTTGTCCCATATCTACGCGGGTCACACCCACCTGACCATCAACACCAGAGGCTGCCCAGATGTATCTATCACGGAAACCAAAGTCATAGACTGGCTGGTCTGATTCAAAGATTAAAGCGCCATAGGTAATAGAGCCATCGAGCTGACTTGCATCAGCCATACGCATACCTTGGCTAGTACCAATAGCCATATTGCCAAGGTAGTAAGCAATCTTAAATACAATCTCACCTACTGGTAGTTCTGCTGCAGTGATAGCACTAGTCAGCGTAGGCATAGCACCTGCAGTAGAGAGGGTAAACTTGTAAATGTTTGACTGGATACCTGAGTAGCCAGAGATGTAGATAGCTGCACCACTTGAAGTGATGCTAGTAAAGATATGATCTGGGTCATTGTGTGAATAGACCGCAGTAGGTAGAGTGGTAGCAGTAGATGCAAACTCATAGACCTTATCGTTGACACACATTACGATACGTTCTTTGGTGTACTCCATAACAGCGTTAGTTACAGTGATGCTGTTCTCAGTAATCATTAAGGTAGGAGATACAGAACTGTCATCAGTGAGTAACTTCTTGTATACTCTTAACCTTGGAGTTCCAGCATTAAGTACGTTGGTAACCCAGTAAGCATAAACTCCATCATCACAGATAGCGTGTACTGGGTAATCAGTTCCTGAAGTGTAATCAATAAAGTGGATAACCTCTGCAACACCTGTACCTACTGGAGATACTGCTGCAGATGCAACATCTGCTGCGGTCTTTGCATAGGTAAAAGTAGTAGTCGTAGGTACGCCAGTAATTGTATAAGTACCATTGAAAGTAGCATCTACACCAGTAATAACAATTTCCATACCAGTACATAGACCGTGTGCTGCGCTAGTTGTCAGCGTAGCCACGTTAGAAGTCAAAGCCTTGTTGCTAATAGATACAGTAATTGCAGGAAAGACTTTATCTACATCGTACTCATCAACTAAAAGCACACCGTTATAGGTGTTGCTGCTCTTATCCCATTGGATAGAGCGCATCAACTGCCAAGGACGACCATCAGTTCTGATGCCACCTGTGGTGACGTGCTGGCTATCAGAAGATTTAAGCAGGGTTGCCTGTCCCTTAGTCCAGACATCAATACCTTTAGAATCTGTGTACTGGAAGCGAAGCGACTCATCTTGGATAGGTTCAAAGAACTTGATGCCTTGTCCATAGTGGAATGAGCTTTGGCTACGTAGCCACCAACCAGTAAGCGTTTGCTCACCAGGCTCACGGCTCTGGTCAATCTGTTGCTTGCGATACTGGGCTGTTACACGACGATAAGGAGCATCATCAGAGTTAAGTAAGAAGAACGGTAAGCCACCAATGGCTACGTCGTAGGCTTCACCAGTAGATGAGAAGTTAGTAGATCCCGCAGGGTTAGATAAGACATACGGTATTCCTTCGGTAATGTCATCGCCGTATGGCATCTATTCTCCTTATTCTAAAAGGTTAACTAGTGACCTAGTTCTTCCTTGTGCTAACTGGGTATAAATCTGTGTTGTTGCCACACTTGTGTGGCGCATAAGTTCTTTAACTGCAATCAAATCACCGCCTGATTTCTCAAGCATTGTGGTTGCAAAGTAATGGCGAAGACTATGAAAATGCTTAGCTTCAGGACCTAAGATGCGACGCATCTCTTTGGCTGCCCTTGCTGAGAACTTGTTAGCAGTTACCTGCCATAGCCTGTCTAATGTCTTATAGGACATAATCATTTCAGCTACGCTGGGTGCTATTGGGACTATTAAGTCAGTCCCACCTTTGCCCTGTACCCGTAGGCTGTAGCCATCCTCGTGCTCTATTAGATCAGAGCCTTTAATCTTGGCTGCTTCCATAGCACGTAGGCCCACCATACCGCCTAGTATGAACCAGTCGTGGTAGAGAGGCTTCGCCTCTGCTAACAACTTGGCATACTCAGCCTTGGTTACTGGTCTAGGCACACCACGTCCTGGCTTGACCTGTGGCAGTTCTTCTGCTGGGTTGTTACCATTGACTAGGTTCATCTTGTTAAGAGCCTTGTAGATGCTCCTGAAGCGTGCTACATAGGTAGCCCTAGTGGATTGCCTAGTCACCCGCAGGACTACCCGTTCAACATCTGCATAGGTAGCCACTGCTGGGTGGTTGTTAAGACTTAGGATCAACCGCCAGTCGTTCTTGAAGAGCTGCTCCGAGAAGCCACTGGTCTTGTAGCGGTTATGTAGCTGCTCGTGTATCTGCTCTAGCGGTATAAGTTCCATAGGCAGATCATAGCACTACCTACACGTTCGGTGTGGATAGTGCCGCTTCAGGATTTTCTAACCACGCAAGATATGTCTGATAGTCAGAATTGGCTGGGTCAATAGGAATAAACATAAGCACATCACCTTGAGTGGCTTTGATGCACTTATCACCTAATTCACTTACTACTTCTTCATAAATAATTTCCATATTATAACTCCGAATTAAAGGCAACATTAGCTGCTGCGTTGGTTGTAATTAAAAAACCACTATCTCCAGCAGTTTTACCTGATGTAGTGATGTCAAGTCTAATTGCATTTTTTGATGCCTGTTGGGCACTAAAAGAACTGTAACTAGTAGTGCCACCATTTTGTGCTATTTCATAATATCCAGTACCAGTTGTTTGTACCAAAGTAGGAGCAGTTCTCATTGTAACTGGAAAATTGACTAATCCAATAGCCAAACCTGTACTAAATTGGCTTACTAATCCAATAGCCTGCGTTGCACCTTCTACTGCTAAATAATAGTACCTCTGGCAAGCGGCTAATTCTCCTTGGATTGTTCCTGTTGCAGTTTGGAAAGCCGTTGCAACATTTCCAATTTCTAACTGAACGCCTGTTATATACCAAGTGGCGTTAAGTGTTGAAATTAAATTAGTTTGACCAGTTGCACCGCTAAGATTTGAGCCAGCCCAAGCACCAGCCGTACCAACAGAACTGCTGCCACTACCCAAACTCCAAACAATTCTAACTCCTATTTCATTGGTTGTAAGCCAAGTACCTGATGTGTCACCTGCTATGGTAATGGTCTTTCTTTCCCAAGTGTCAGCGACACTTATGCTATAAGAAAAAGGATAAGACCTATCATTGGCGTTGTTTCTTAAAATTCCACCAAACGTTCCAGTCACACTTGAACGAACATAAAAAGACAAAGTAACTGTTTTTGCGTTTGCTGTTCCCCAATTTAAGTCACCAATTGATTGACCTTCAAGATTAGTTCTAAAAGTATAATTTTGAGTTGCTCCGATAGAAGCGTCTGCTGTTGTTACTGTTGCTTTAACGGATTTGAAAAAACCAGCAGGAGCGTTAGAATCCTGTTGCAAAGTGAAAACACCATCAGTTAATTGACCAATGCCCGAAAATCTATCTAGTGGGAATCTAAATTCTCCATTTGTGTCTATTGTTATCGCCGCGCCAGCATTTCTCTGGTCAATAACCATATCGCCGTTTATGACCTTATTCTTGCCAGCGGCATAATTGCCTTGGTAACGCAAGCCTGTTGTAGCGGAACTATCTGCTACGAGGCTTTCACCGTTGTTGCCGACAGCCAACCTAGCTGGTGCTGTGGAGTAACCGAATAGATCACCCTTTGCTGTTAAAGGCGAGTTCGCCGTTGTAGGTACGCGACCTGTAGCCATTAGTTTCCTTCTTTCTGTGTCGTGTTAATCTTAGTCAAGTGTTCCACTTATAGCCCAAGTGCCTTTAAGTCGTCAGCAGTCAAACCAAGTGCTTCAAGTTTTGCAGTTGCGCTTGCTTTATCGGCTGCAATTTGTGCATCTTGCGCGGCTTTCCAAGCATCATATTGTGCAAAGCCAGCCTCGAATTGTGCCTTAGTGATTGGCTCACACTCTAAAAATGTGATGCCTTCGTAATCATTTCCAACCATTATCCATCCGCCTGTTGGAATAAGCATTTCCATTACATCTGCGCCATTAACCATTATGCACCTATTTCCATTAAAATGATTGAACTCAATTCATTATTTTGTTGAACTCTAACTCCAGCCCCAGGATTATTATTCTTAAATTGAGTTTTGTAAGTTGTTGATGATGTTGTTGATGGCGAATCCAAATATGAATAAGTGAAAGAAGCGGTCATTTGTAATGATGTTGCAGTATCAAGACCATTTCCTGCTATTAACGCAATGTCAGTTGCACCTCTAAAAAGATTTATAATAAAATAATTACTTGAACTAGCAGCAGTTTTCATACAGCCCATTTGACTTACTATTACTAGAACTTTTGATGTGGCTGAAGATGGTGTAATTGAAGCCGTTAGTCCAGTATCGGCAAAAGTGTTTGTATTGTTAATAACTTGAGTTGAGGTTGTAACTGTAACAACTTGCAAGACTTTGCCACCACCTGCTGGTGTAGCCCATTTCAAGCCTGTTGCGGTGGAACTATCCGCCACAAGTATTTGGTCATTGGATCCGACTGCCAAACGAGCTACAGTAGATGCAGCCGTTGCGCTGATAAGGTCGCCCTTAGCTGTTAATAGCGTTGGTTGAATACCACCTTCAACCGAAGGTATACGTGAAATAGTCATATTATGACAACTCGCTTCCAAATGCTGCAAATGAGAATGTAGCAGCAGATGAGTAAATTGTAATTACATCTGTTGCACCAAGGGTCAAGCCAAGAGTTAATGTGTCTGAAGCATTACCAGGCAGAGATACATCGTAGGCGATGTACTGAGATGCAGCTAAAGCTGCTCCTGCAATGCGTACTGCAATACGATATGTACCAGCAGTTGCTGTCTGGTTACAGACTGTGACTGTAGATACGATTGTCTGTGTTGCTGCTGGTACTGTATAGAGAGTAGTTGCTGTGGTAGCCGATGGGTTCGATTGCCCTAGCACCTTGTAAGTTGTTGCCATTTATTCTTTTTCCTTTACTGTAGTGTTTGGTTTCTTACCCACCCATTAGAAGAAGGCTACTAAGGGTTCCACCTGAACCGCTATCTAGTCCTGCTTCGAATGCGTTGAGATCTGCTGAGTTGAGTACGTGCTTGACTGTTGCACCTGCTGTATGTGAGATAGCAGAGGTACCAGCCTGGCCTCTAACGATTGTGAAGGTATCGCTAGATGCTGCGGTGATATAGATAATTTCTTCGTTTTGTGTGTCAACATCTAGTGCTACACCAAAGGTATCAACGTTACCTGCAGCCAGGGTTACGCCACCAAGGAGTGCAGAACCTGTACCAGAGTCAACGGTCATACTCGTTGCGCTGTTAGAGATGCTACTAGCAAGTGCTGTCTCAACAGATATGCTGGAGAATTTTCTAGTCATTTGTTTTCCTTAACGGGTGTAGTAGTTGTCATCAACGCGTATAGTGAATTCTTATTGGATACTTGTCTGCCAACTTCAAGGCTTCTTCATTAAGACGCTGTTGATAGAGAGCAAAGATGTAACGAGATGCTGCAGCTCCTGCAGTTGATGGAATCTTAGAATCGTTTAGATCGGCCTCAGCACTAGAGAGATTGATTCGTCCAGCGTCAAGGTAAGAGAGTAGTTTGTATGATGCGCCGAGTACGACAACATCCTTACAAGAATCTGGTAGACCAGTAACGTCAGCAAAATCATCTGTGTTGGCATCAAGAGTGTTGGGCGTGGCTGTGTACCAAACTTGAATAGTACGACCAGGTTGTACGTTCTCATAGATGTTTAACGTGTTGTTCGTATTGAAGGTAGCAGCATTTGCCATCCCGTCTAAGCGCCAGCGATTTACTGGTAACCATTCCTGGCTAGAACCAGTAGTTTGCCAAGAGATAAATAAGACACCTTCAACATCATCTGGTAATGGATATGTAACCTGAGATGCGTTAAAGGTAAATGTATAAGAGTTAATAATCCAGAGCTTAGGATAGAAACTGTTAATTGTGTCGTTGATAGCCTTCTTGATGTTATTACGTGGGAAGGTAGGAGACAAAGTAACTTGGGCATACTGTGAATGAGGTGATGCTGTGGTTCCTTGGAAGCCACGACCAAAGCCTGGAATAACGTTAAGAACGTTTGCTGCCTTGTCAAAGGAGTCAATCCAGATAAGTTCATCGTCAATCTCAATCAGACCTTTAGCAAGGTTAGATGCAGAACCAACGGTGATCTCAGTGCTTGTGGTTGTTAATCCACCAGAATTAGCAACATAGGTAATACGGTCTTGACGTAGCGAATAACCTTGTAGGTTAGCCTTTACCTCATCAACCATCTCATTTAACGTTGGCATTATTTCCTTTCATACCATCCATCTCCCCACAACGTGAGGAGCCTTGCGAAATACTGTTCATACTGTGGTGCGATAGCATCCAAGGAATACAAGGACACTGCTCGCTTATGTATTGCTACTGGGTCTAAACTCTTTACCCACTCTGTTGCTACTGCAAACTCCATTGCATTTCTGCAACGATATCCAGTAACACCTTGTGGATTAGTCTCTGTAAATGCTCCCCAGTCTGTGGTAATCGTTGGAGTCCCACAGGCTTGTGCTTCGATAACAACGTTACCGAAAGGTTCTATGTAAAGCGTTGGAGCAAATAGGGCAATAGCACCGCCCATTAACTTTGCTCGCTCCTCTGGACCTACTGGTCCAACCCATTCACCGTATTCAATCTTTGGGTCTTTACCAGGTCCTGCCATAATCAATTTCAAGCCCATCTCTTTACAGACGTGCTGAGCAATCCCAATACCTTTACGATCTACCATACGTCCTACGTATAGGTAGTAATCTTCTTTCTTTTCTTGCAATGGAAACATCTCAGGCTCTAAGTATCCTGGTATTACCGCATCATAGAAGTTGCCATCTACTAGCGTTGGGTTCTTAAACATTGCATAGATGCTGTGCATCCAAGCGTAGGATTCAAAGACTTTGAACTTACTAAATACTCCACCGTAGCCCACACCAAACTCTACGCTGATGTGATTAGGATAAGCCTTAGCGATAGGTTCTTGACTTGCTCCACCGATAAGACAGATAAAATCTTTTTTCTCTAGGCGCTTGCCTAACTCTTCAATAGCCTTGCCATTAAAGATTTGCCAGTGCGGTAAACTATTATCAAAGGCTGCCTCTGTAAAGTGCTTACCATCTAGAGCCTGTACTTGTTGCTCTTTAGTAATACAAGTAATTAACTCATCTACTGGAGCTTCGTTATCTTCACTAGCATAGAGATAGACCGTATGGCCTAACCCTTTCATCATCATACAAAAGCGCCTGACCTTTTCGGTATAAGCGCAGTTAACGTACTCTTTAGTTGTCTGTGTATGGGGCAGGCTGATAACGTGGAATCTCATAAGAGAATCCTACATTCCGCCTAAGAATAAACTTACTGGAATCGCATCTGCTCCAGGGCCTGTCGCACCAGTAGCACCTGTTGGTCCTGTGGCACCTGTTGCACCATCTAAACCAGCAGGACCTGTTGGTCCTGTAGCACCAGCAGGGCCAGTAGCACCTGCAGGACCTGTCGGTCCTGTAGCGCCATCAATACCTGCAGGACCAGTAGCACCTATCGGTCCAGTCGCTCCAACAGGACCAGTAGCCCCAGCATCGCCAGTGGCACCAGTAACACCAGTAGGTCCAATATCACCTGTAACTCCTTGCGGTCCAGTTGCTCCTACTGGGCCTGTTGCTCCAGCAGGTCCTGTAGGACCAATATCTCCTGTAACACCTTGTGGGCCTGTGGCTCCAATGGGTCCTGTAGCCCCTGCAGGGCCTGTAGCGCCCGTTATACCAGTAGGTCCTACGTCTCCAGTTACACCCTGTGGTCCTGTGGCCCCTTGTGGGCCAGTCGCGCCTGCAGGTCCTGTCGCACCTGTGTCTCCTGTCGTTCCAGTTGCTCCAACTGGTCCCGTAGGTCCAGTAGCTCCCGTGACTCCTGTAGCGCCAACAGGTCCTGTTGCACCTGTTGCTCCCTCTGGACCCGTTGGGCCTGTAAGTCCTGCGGATCCCGTAGCTCCAACAGGACCAGTGGCACCCGTCGGGCCAGTCGGTCCAGTACTTCCTGCATCACCTGTTACTCCTTGAGAACCAGTGGCACCAGTTGCACCTGTTGCACCTGTAGCACCATTTGGTCCAGTTGCTCCCGCAGGACCAGAAGGTCCTGTCGGGCCAGTTGCACCTTGGCCGCCTTGAGGTCCTTGATCTTGCGAAAGTTCTACCGCTACTTGCGGTGTAATGTTTTCAATAACAATTATTGTGCTCACGTGGTTACAGCTCCTGTCACAATAAACTTGCCTTCTAAGATTCTGGTAACTGTTACACCAGATGTAAGTATTAGGTCATATGAGTAACGACCTGCTGCAATAGCACCTGTGGTGGTTGCATCAAAAGTTACAGCTACTCGACCTGAGCCTTGGTCTAAAGACATACGACCATTTTCTGTGGTGGCTACTACTGTTGTAGTAGATGCACCAACGAATGGTCTTACAGTCATAGTCCCTGTGTAACCACCTAAACTCCAAGGAGTTTGGTTGTTGAGGATTTGAAACTGAAAGTTAAATGTGGTTGCTTGGTCACAGACCAAGTTATATTTAGCACTCAAGATGACACCGCTCTGAGAGCTTGCGCTGCAGGTAGTTGAAAAGTACCAGCGATGAGGTTACATACGCCATTGTAATCAAGACGATTATCACTAGTCGTACCCGCAATCGCATTAAGAACTCCTACTGTGTCTGTTAGTTGTGTTGTAACTGAACGTTGTACCGCCCATTGACGAGCAGCAAGTGCTTCATCAACCATCGCTGACGGTGCTCGATAGGTGCCACCATTAGCCAAACGATTCAGTTCATCTAATAGCGTTGTACCGTATTGTCCTAGTGCCACCTATTTACCTCACTTCTTCTTTTTACGAGATACTGCTGCGTTATCTACTAGATTTGGATAAGGTCGTCCTGCTGCCTTAGCCCGTGCTTTAGCCGCACTCTTTTGTGCTGGCGTTAATGTCTTTGACTTTTCTTTAGGATTCTTTGTATCCCAGAATGCTGTTTTCTTTTTCATTTGCAACTACAATCCCAAGCACGTAGTGACTTGTTTATTCTAGAGTTCGGATCTCTTGCTGTTTTACTAGAAGTGTTCTTGGCCTTCATCCCACACATACGACCACAGAAAGACTTGCGCCTTGCTGCAGACTTAGGAGACTTAGCAGCCTCAGCCTTCTTGACTGGAGGCTTAAGGTTCATCCCCTGCGCTTTGGCAGAGGCACGACCTTTTGCATTCAGGCCACCCTTAGGGTTCTTACCTTCTGCTCTCTGCCACGCTGGGGACTTAGCCATTACTTCTTTTTACCCATCTTCTTGTTGGACATCTTTGCTTGAGATAGCGCAATAGCAATTGCTTGCTTCTTGCTCTTAACTACTGGACCTTTACTAGACCCTGAGTTCAAAGTACCAGCCTTAAACTCTTTCATTACTTTGGCGACTTTTGCTTTCTTAGCAGCCTTTTTCATTATTTACACTTACACATCTTCTTTGACTTGCCACACTTCTTGCACTTCATATCCATTGGCTTCTTCTTCATTATTTGGCTGCCTTTCCCATTGCTCCTGTTTGGACTGATTCGTATGACTGAAACTTCATAGCACCTTCATATTGCTTATCAGGTGTTGGGTACTTTGCAATATCTTCTTCTGTGTAGTTTTCCATTATTACTCCTTAAATGTCATTGAGATACCATCGAAAGCCTTACCAGCCTCGTTGGAAAGTTTAACTGCTGCATCTATATCTTTACTCTTTGTTGAACGTGGTTCTATACCTTGTCGTGTTGCATCGTAATAGGACTGTAGTTCCCTATCGTGTTGCTTAGCGGTAGGTAATTCTCTGTGGTTTGCCACTCCTACGCTCAACTCTAGTTCTCCCACTTTGCATCCAAAGCAATCTTCTACATACTCAAGATGCGTGGTGCGTCTATGTAAACTCATACTGGAGTTAACCAACTTCCATATCCTGCTGCGGTAAGAACGCCTGCTTGGTAATCACTGATCTCGTACTCGTGACCACCGAGGAAGTAGTAACTAGCTGCAGCCAATTCATCTTGGCTTGGAGTTAATGTTGCAGTTACTGTAGTTCCATTAACAATTAAAGTTTGTCCTCGTGGGATATCTGTCATACTAGGAGCGATAGCTCCATCAATGGTTCCACCATTAAAGCGACGACCTGCAAGGCGTGAGTATGGAGTGAACTCGTTATAGTCCGTTCCCCAAGTTTGCCACTGGTAGGGAGTCATTAGTGTGTATGGCATATCCAACCTTTCCTAAGTGACAGAGGTGGGTTTGACCCCACCCCTGCCGTTGCACTAGCGGAATTATCCGTTTGTTGCAGATGACTCAATGCGATAGA